ACCACCGAAAGTTTTAGAAGTCAAACCATTTTTAGCACGGATTTTACGACCTTCATCAATCTTCACAAAGCTAGGAGGATGTGAAATGCCATTCTGCATCCAACTCTTGAACTCCATTTCAGCCAGATAATCTTGTGCTGAAGGAATAAACTTATTAGCAAAGTCTTCCAAACAATGTTGTTCACCAATGTCCCGTACACTTACACTGCGTCCATCACTATTAATAATAGTAGGAAAACGATGATCACTGGTTTCTGGTCCACTATTGGCAAACTTTATTCGTTCCAGAATATTACTAAGAAACCAACTATTGTGTGTTAGAGCTCGATGTCGGTTATCCGCAATTGCGCCTTTACTACAATCCATGAACGAGTGTATAGGTTCATAATCACTTGGCTGACCGCCGAACTTACGAGCTGAACTTTGAGCGTGAATGTATGGCTTTGACATAACAAATTCAATCTACCACAGGTTTTATAACAAGTCAACAAAAAATCCCCTCTTTTTACGGAGGGGATTTGTATACTTAATGATGTTTATCATGCTTGACATGATTTTTATTCATCATGATTTTCTGAATTTCTGGAAAAGATAGTGGTTTGCCATGACCATCCCAACCAACATCCAGAATTTTATTGTCTGGATATTCTACTTGAGTGGTTGGATTGGTGTAGTGGCTATGTCCACTCAACTGCCAAGCACCCTTTTGCATTTGATTCCAAATTTGGTGGGGAAAATGATGTATAACAATCATATGACCGTTTACAATCAGTTCCTTATAATAACCCAGATAAGTTAGTTTACCAATTGCATATGGATATACTTCCATATCTATACCATATTGGGTTGTAACAGCATCTTCATAGAATCTACGAATACAACTGTTGTGATTACCCCAGATATAACCAATGTTATTGCAGTTAATTCTACTAAGAATTGATTCAAATTCTGGTGGAGTAATGTTTAGACAAAAATCACCAAGATGAAACAGTGTATCTTCTGGACGCACCACTTCATTGATCTTTGTAATCAAAGCATCATTGTGTTCATAACGGTTCTTATATCCACGGGATTCGTAGATAAAAGCCTTATCATGGTTAAAATGAGTATCACTGGTGAAATACACACGGTGATCATCATTATGAATTAGTTTTAGCGGTCTTTCAAACATAAATTATGGGATTTCTATTACTTCATCAAATCCTTCATCGGTAGTTGGACGTTCATATTGAGTCAACATCTTATCAATTACCCATTCAGGTACAACTCTATCACGATTTTTATTTCTTTCAACTAATATATTTCTATTTCTTTCAAATACCCAAGCTACGATTCTGGCTTTATTCTTTTTTGCTAATTCAATATATTCTTTACGGTTCTTTTTATTGATACTAGTAGCATCAATAATCAAATAACCATCTTCTCTATCACAGAGAATTTCAGAAATTTTTTGTTTAATGTATGAAAATACTTGGTTTGTACAAGTTTGGTCAGTTTCACCACTTCCAAATTTTGCACGAAGTTCATCACTACTTAGATACATTCCAGTTTGTTTATTGATGACAACATAATTTTTTACATATGTTGACTTGCCGCTAGCAGGACATCCTACCGTTATATATAAAGTCTTCATAAAAAATATGATATCACTATTTTTGAAAATGTCAAAGATTTTTTGAATGTTTTATTCTATGATGATATATGAGAAAATTGTAAAGAAAAAGTAAAAGATGTTTGTTAGGTGTATATGATGTGGTATGTATAGAATGTAATCTATGGTGGTTACTAAACGAAAGGAAAATATATGTATAAGTATCTATTAGTATTAGCCGCAGCATTTACCCTAAATGCTCAAGAAGGTCCAAAAGGGCCACCTTCAGGTGAAGGTCGTCCACCCCGTCCAAAGTTGACGGAAGAACAAAAGAAGCAACGTACTGAATTAATTGCTAAATATGACGCAAACAAAGACGGTAAGTTGGACAAGGAAGAACGCACCAAGGTCAGTGATGATGATCGTAAGACATTGAGAAGTTTTGGTCCACCACCAGGCGGTCCAAGAGGTCCAAAACATGATGGTCCACCAAAAGATGGTGATAGACCAAGTAAACCACACAAGAAAGACTAATAAACAAATAACCCCACTTTTAACGGTGGGGTTTTTCTTTACATTTTATTTTTCATTAGTCTTTTCCAGTAATTATCATATTGACTATGGTTTCCTATAAAAACCCATTTTACTTTAAATCCATTTGGAATATCCGTTTTAAGACCAACAGCTCTATAATTTGCATTTATGTTAATGCTCCAAAAATTTCCAACTAAATGCTGTAATGGTTTAAAATTCAAGGAAGGTTCTTTAGGATTAGTTAAAAATAAATTGTATCTTTCTCTTGCAGTTGATTGTACTGCGGTTGGCAATTCATTATACATTTCCCACCATTCACCTGTAGGAACACTTACTATAGTAGGAGCTGGTGGTGTAGTTGGTGTAGCTGGTTGAGAATTTTTAGCTTCTGATATTCCCAATAACTTTTCAAATGATTTTGATGTATCTTCTGGAGTATCAAATACACTCCAGTCTGCTTTTTCTTCCCATTTGTGATCATTTAATGATTCCAGAAGCAGTTTTTTATGTTTTTCAAATGTTGTTGTGAATATATCGTTCATATTATTTTTTAATCTTGAAAGTAAAATCTATCACCAAATCTTGATTTATTGACCACATTGTTAATTGTTCATGTATATCTTGTAGATTTTCTCTTACTGTTTTTGACATTAAATCATCAATTATATCAATAATAGTGAATGTGGTTTCAATTTTTTTATCTCCGTTTGGCAACATAGACATATTTAATTTTTCTTCAAACTGTACATCATTACCAAAATTAGCCGTTAAAACTCTATGTAATTCTAGTACATATTTTTTTAAATGATCTACATCACTACCAGTTACAGTTGAAACTATGGTTAAATCATGTGTTGGTCTAAAACCAGGTGCAAAATCTATTTCACATAAACATTCTTTTATCAATTGTTTTAATTGTGTTTTGGTCATATCAATATAAATATTGACTTGAAATAAAAAACCCCACTAAATTAATAGCGGGGTTAGTGTTTTAAAATGAGGCTGATTCCCAACCAACACCCGTACTATCTACTATCAATGCGTTATTTCCACTAGAATCAGTTGTAATAGTACCACTGGTTTCTGCTAGTAATAGTGCTGAACAATTAGTTACAGTTGACAATGGAGCAGATGGAACCGTAATAGTTGCAGATGTATTATATAAACTGGTACCATTTACAATTCTTACATTTGAAATTTTACCTACAAATGAGTTTTGTCCAAGTATACTACCAATATTGAATGTGTTTCCAGATGCATATGTTGCAGTATCAGTTTGTTCTAATACCAAATTACCATCAACATATATATAATCTGTACGAACTAATGACGGACTATCAGCTCTTGAAACAGCAATGTGCGTCCAAGTGTCAAGTAATGGAGTAACATCAGCTATTAAAGTATATGTAGTACCAGAAATATTAACTTTTAACGCATTACTGTTTACAGATAACAAAATTATTTGTACAGGTCCACCTAAATTGGTAACGGTCGTAATAAATCCGTTATCATTTGTGGTTAAATATATCCAATATTCAAATGTAAAATCATTGTTTCCAAATGCTGCAGGTTCAACAATAGTACCACCATCTGATGTAATTTGAACATAATTAGTGTTACCAAATACCAAAGCGCCTATACTAGGTGGAGCAGGAGTTGGAGATGATACAGAACCACCTGATCCTACATTTCTGCTTTGTTGAGTAATCAACGCAAGATGTTCTTGATATTCAACTAAAAGTCTATTATATCCCTCCATTATTTTATTTAAAGGAAGATGTTTGTTTTGTTGATAGTATATTGCCCAGTTTGTAATCATATACCATAAATATATACAAAAAATAAAACCCCACTAAATTAATAGCGGGGTTATTGTTAGTTCTTTAAATGTTTACTTCTTACAAATAAACGATGTATATACATTTTCTGCACGCTGCAACGCATCGTGTAATGGAATATCACCGATATATTCAACTGATTTACCGCTTTTTTCAGCGTTGTAGTGAGCTAACTCTTTTTTGGTAGCCCACTCTTCTCTGGTAATAGAGAGCATTTCTTTTAGAATTTCCCAGCGTAGTTCGTAGGGAGTTTTATTATTATCTGCCATATTTTTCCTTTGTGTTTGTGTGTTATGATAGCCACTATTGACTATCACACATACATATGCAAGAAAAAACCCTACCAATTTATTTTAATTAGTAGGGTTATTGTTTTAGTTCTTGCACATTGGATTAAGTTTACCCCGTCTTGATATAGAAGAATTTTTTTGTTCTTTATTACCTATCCCTTTTTGCCATTTTTTATATAAACCCGATTTTTTCAAAAACCGTGTGACTATATAATTACTAATGGGATACCCAGTTTCCGTTATTTTACTCGCAATCAACTTTGGACCATAACTTTGATACAGATTTATGATTTCATTTTGAATATTTTCTGGAATCGTAACAAACTCATAACCTTTCATTTTTTCACGATTTTTTTCGGCGATTTTTTGTTTAGTTTGTTCACTACGAATGTCTCCACGGGTTTCCCATATTTTTTTATTGGCTGCACCAATTTTATCTTTCCAAATTATTTCTCTCCCCGACAATTTTTTCTTTATTTTTTCTCTTACATCATTTCTTTGCCACAATTGTTTTGCTATATCACGCCTTTTTTGTTTATATTCGTCAGTTTGCCTATACGCATAACTAGATGAATTTCGTGTGTCAATAATTTCTTTTTTGCGAGATTCTGATTGATTTGAATATGTATCTCCTCCTATTCCACCAGTCGTTATATTATAACCAATTTTTTTATTAGTTGCATCTAAACTGGCAATCCAATATTTTTCTCGTATTTTTAAGTCTTCCAGTGATTGACATTCCTCCAGAATTTCTTTTTTGAAGTTTTCTTTTCCGTATTTTTTAATAGCTTTAGCCAGTAACAATCCTGAACCATAATAGTTAGGATTGTTACTGGCATCTTTACCAACATAGAACTTACCATTTATTAAATTTGTTGTTTTGTATATAATCATATATATAAATATGATTCATAAAGTCAAAACAACAGATTATCTGTCACTTTTTTGTCACTTGATATAATAACTTTTTCAATTGTTCTTTAGACAACTTTTTACCATCTAAGATAGTAAAAATATAAGAACTTCTGTTAGATTCCTTACCATAAGATGAAAACACAGCAGTTGCTTGTTCTTTACGGGTATTTAATAGTTTAATTTTATCAACAAACCGGTGCATACCTTCCACTATATTTAGAATTTCTTTGTATCCATCACAGATAGTAGATATATGTCCACGAACCATTTGATAACACTCGTAATCAAATTTTTCAATCAATTTGACTTCAAAATCTTGATACGATGGCATATCAAACTCAAAAAACATTTCAATTGTGTTTTCAAATGTCGCATTGCTTTTGAAAGCGTGACATTTGAGATACTGCATAGCCTTTACTTTGTGAAGCATTTGGTCATTCTTTGAATAAACAACCACACCTTCCTTACCTCTCCATTGGTCAACATCCTTTAACAGATCTTCAACACTAGAAAAAGTATAAGTAGGAGGACGATCAAATCCATACTTCTTAGCCATAGCGTCCAACATATCTTGTTGTGCAAGTGAATAGTTGATGTGGTTAATAAACCCAATCAATCTCCAAGAAGGTTCATCACCGTAGTTCAAAACAATCTTGTTGATAGGAGACAACCATTCAAAAAGCACTGAATAATCCCAAGTATCATTGTTATCAGCCAACTTGGATAAAATAGTGTTCTTAAACAGTTCCAGTTCATGACCATTAGCCATAGTAGAAGCATCAACAGTTCCACGGGTACGCAGAATATATTGACCATTATACTTGCTAACAATCAACAATGAACCATCAAGCTTTTCAACCACGGTGCAGTGCTTCAATGAATTAGGAACAGGAAAGTGATCAGGATTCTCACCCCAGTTGGTAAACTTTGGAAAGCCTGCACTGATAACTTCACCGGCATAATTCACAACCACACTACGCATGTGCTTGTTGTCTTGAGTCCACTTAGTGCCGATATGTTGAGGTTGAATCAAATAAACAATTTCACCATTAAGTGAATGTTCATGCACCATAAATTGGGTGAGGTCAACCTTTTGAATGTCAATCTTCATACAATCAATTTACCACGACTTTAAAGAAAGTCAACTCAAATTCATAAAAATGTAGAACCTGATGGTAGATTCGTCATGGGTTGAACTGAAACTAGTTGATCAATGGTCAACTCTGGCATTACTTTGTTTATGACTGGAAATATGATCTTTGAGAACGGAGGATTTTTCCTCCAATGTCGTTCAAGTTTTTCACGTTGTTTTTTGGTTAGTGGTCTGTATGAATCCCAAAGAACAGATTTACCATCTTTGGATATAGTTCCCCAACCCTTGAGAAAGTCATGGATACGTTCATTTGCGTATGTAGAAGCTACACTAAGTGTGCCAACACTCCACGGTTCACGATATCTACGAGTATTTTTCATATTCAGTATTTACGCCACATTCTTTACAACTATCAAATAGTAGAAACAAAGGCAGTTTATCTTCCATTTGTTCTTTGCTTTCAAAGTGTTCTGTAAGAACTTTGTCTGCGTTGGTATGATCATCCCAACCCTTCCATTTTCCATCACTGGGAGTGCCACCCAATTCTAAATAATTACACCACGGAAATTCCACACCATTGACATTTTTTACATCATAGTATGGACAGTAATTTACTTTACCACGATAGTTGTTACTTTCACTAGGAACTTCCTTCCAAGTGTAACAATAATCTCCCTTGGGAATTATGGATGTATCCTTAATGCTCATTCTATCCAATATGTAATGCATCAACCGCAGTGGTCTTTAACCGTTCAGCGTTGTTGCCATAAAGAGATTCAACATCCTCATGTTTACCATAATACCATGCACTATGATAGTCAAGCACAATCTTGAGATTTTCAAAAGTGTTCACATCATTGTATCCACCTTCATAACCACGAACAACTACCCGTAAATCCTGTGGGTAATTCTTCAATTGTTCAATTAACTGTCCTACATTCATATTAGTCAATAAAAGTTACATTTTCAAATCCAACAATATAACCACCCTTTCCATTAATATTATCACTAATGGTCACTTGATAAGTTTCTGGTTTAATTCCAGTAATGTAGTGATTCTCATACTTACGAAAACCTTGTTTTGCATTAACCTTCTTACCAACCACATCATCTGAAATGGTCAAAAAGTTTTCCTTAACCCATTGAGCCAACATTTCTCGTTCAAGTGAACTCTTGACAAAAAGAACATCATCCAGAATATGAACTAGTTCACTATCAGGCTCAACATACACATAGTCCTTCAAATGTTGAGCAAGTGCAAATCCATCCAAATCATAATGACCAAGACATTCAATAATATCATTTTCATATGTTGAACGAGGTTCATCAATATCATTATCACTATTCCACTTCTGGTAACTATCCACCAGATGTTTGAAACGAGGATTTTCACGGTTGATGTTTTTTGCATCAAAAACAGGACGCTTTACCGCATCTTTTAGGTTCATATAGATTTGTTCAGTCATAAGTTCAGATTACCACAGATTTATATTAAGTCAAGATACTTTTTGGAAGTTTGTAGTCTGGAATTTGTCCGGGAAACCAAAAGAAGTCTTCATCAAAGCTATAGAAAAAAGTCTGATTAGTTGCAGGATTATACGCTTCAATCACTGTTCTATCATTTAACTGTCGTGGTTTACCCCTAAATTCCATGTGAGGATATTTACTTTTTAAATTTTCTGGAACATGAATGTTCATAATAATCTGGATATTGTTGTCTAATATTATTTTCTACCATTTGTGACGCTCTTGAATCAAAGATTTCAGCACCACAAGTATCACACCGTTGAATGGTTACATCTTTGGTAACACAACCTTTACCGTCATTTAATTGCGAGAAATAATTGACAGTTACATCTTTGTATGTACCATTCTCACATTCAAAACATTGTGATGGTCTAATATTCATTTTTCAGCAATCCAATCATGAAATCGTTGTGGTAAAAACATATAACCAACAATCAATCCAATAGAAATAATTGTAGGTGATACATCCACTTTAAATAACTTATAAAGCAATATACTGGATAACAATGATACTGCCAAATTAATAAAAAATACTAAAAACATTTTCATAGAAATAATGCTTGAATACTCTTCAACTTACGGTTCAATTCTTCATTGTGTTTTTCTAAGTCTTCAATTTTTTGCATCAACCTAGCATTTTCTTTGTGTAAAGTGTGAAGTTGATTCATTAAATCTCTTAGAATATCTTCATTTGATTCAAATTCCATAATTTATTCTACCTTTCCATATACAGTTTCAACATCAATATAATAATTAGGCAGTCCATAAGGACGAATAGTAAACTTCCAAGTCTTTTCACGATCCTTGAAGTTATAACCACTGATATAACCAATACCACGGTTAGTGTTAACCTTGTCACCAAAACGATAAGGAAGAGGATTATCAGCCAGTACCTTAGCGAACAGTTCGTTATTGTTGATCATATCAACAGACTACCACATTTTTTTTAAATGTCAAACATTTTTCCGTCAAAATATGCTTTGCATCCTAAAATTCTATCAATTGTATGAATTTCTACTCCAGATTCATTGAACATTGTGAAAGTAGCGTTGTCATGTCCCTTCCATTGTTCTCTCTGTGTTGAATTACACAAATCATTGAATTGTTGATGTATATAAACACATTTGATACCACTTTGAATTATTCCTCTAGCACAATCTGCACATGGAAGCGCATTGGTATATAATATTGATCCGTTTGTATCAATGCCATATTTAGCTGCAGCATAAATAGCATTGCGTTCACCATGTTCATACCATTTATATTTTTCTGGTCTTTCATGTCGTAATTCATTTTTATCATCTACTCCAATAGGAATACCATTGTATCCTGTTGAAATGATTCGTTTATCTTTTACAATAAGAGCACCAATCTTAGTCTTGGGATCTTTGGATTTACTTGCAACCCAATAAACTCCTTGTAAAAACCATTCGTTCCAATCTGGTGGTGTATAATTTAATCCCATAGTTGTTGATAATATTTTACGAACAATTGCATTCCTTTTTTACGACGATTTTCTAATTCTTTAGATTTCTTAAGATAGTCATTCCAAGCTTGTTTTTGTTCTGGTGTTTTTTCACGATTAATACTTTTAAAATAATCATCCATATTACCACTTTCATATCTAAACATAGGAGTTGGATTGAACTTTTCTTCATCATGCATATATTCAAATGTCCAAATCAGTTCATCCAAGATTTGGTGCCACTGTTCATATGTAATATCAGGTGGATGTGTATGAACATTGATCTTCTTGAAATGTTTTAATCTGGGAAGAATAAAGTTTGTAAATGTCCAATCTAAACTCCAACATTCACTATCACTAACACCATAACGCATGCGTTGATATGTACTAATAATCCATCGTTTTACATCATAATATTTGTAGTAGATACGCCAACCATAGGCAAGATGGTCTAATATCCAATCACCATATTTATTGGTTCTATACCATGGTTCCAAAGAAGTAGCTTCTGATTTTTCCAAACTTTCGTTGATTTTTTTGATTGTGAAATCCATATATGTAGACTATACTAGAAAATATTAAAATGTCAAATTAAAAGAACTATTAAAGATTACAATTGATATTTATATAAGTGAACTAAAGCCTATGAAAAAGCAAAAATCTAAAATTGTTGACGGAATCTTTTATGGAATGGAAGTTACAATTGAAGATGAAAAGTTAATTAAGGTTCATAATAGAGACGGCACTAAATTCAAGGATATCAAACCTCAAATTGATAGAATTGCACAATACTTAATTGACGAAGGTTTTGTAAAAGATTTAATTCCAATGGTAAAAGTAATAATGTATTAATTACTTCTTACTGTCTTCCCAATCACGAAACATCATATTTCCAAGGAGATATGCTTGTTTTTCAGCTTTTCTCAATTCAGTATCATTTTGTGCATAATGAGTATCACCCGATTCATTTTCACCAATACCATACATATTGTTTTCATGTTGATACAAATGAACACATTCATGTGCAAATGATCTAAGTATATCTTTTGGATGACGATTTAGAATGAATAAAGTAATACTTTTGTCTGCTGGATTGTAGTAAGCAGTTTTACCCAAGATATTGTTTGAATTAT